TGTGTATATCATGCACGAGGAACGGAAGCTTGGTATTCCCACTTCTGCCTATATTCGCACCTGTGTGGACGGATACCGCCAGTTCGGCTTTGACCTGAAACACCTGCGGAAAGCCATGGACATCAGCGAACGGGAGGTGTACCACCATGAAAACGGATAAGCCAGTTTCGGCGGTCTGCACACTCTGCGGAAAACCCTACTCCGGTGTGCCTGCACTTTCCAGAACGGATAACCAAACGCCCGTTTGCCCGGACTGCGGCATTCGGCAGGCACTGGAAAGCATCGGCGTTTCCACGGAGGAACAGGAGAAAATCCTGTCTGTAATGCACCGAAAGTTCCCCATGTAACCGCCCTGTTTGCCCTGTGTGGGCTTTCAGAGCACTTGCCGAAAAACTGCTCAAAGTCAAAATCAGCCCCCACACAGGCGAACTGTGCGGGGGCTTGGTTGGTGGCTGCGATTTTCCGAGATGTCTTTTCCATTGTACTGTATTTTACCATAGAAAAGCAAGTTTATCCAGTGTCAGATCCACCAAATATACAGCGAAAATAATGCCTTATGTTCTGTACATTTAGCCGCTTGCTATACGCCGAAAGGTATGGTAATATACAGTTACCGAAAGGGAAAAAACCACGAAATTACGGATGCCCTGAGCCGAGGCAGGATGCTGCCCGAGGCGAACGGGTATGCCGACACAGGATTTTAGGAGGCTGGAAAAACACAATGGTAGCATACGGAATCGCAAAGGCAAGAGCAGTGGCAAACAGAACGGACTGGAACGAAAGAACCGAAATCACAAAGGCGGTCATCACCTGGTTCGATGCGGACTACGAATACGAACTGGAGATTGAAAACGAGGACAGGATGGACAACGAGGAGTTCACTGCATGGGTTGAGGAAAACGCAGAAAGCCTTGCAAAGGCAGATGCCGAGGAAAACGGAACGACCTTTGAGGAAATCGACGGCATCGACTTTACGGAAAAGGAAATCGATGACGATGCCCTTTTCGATGAGGAGTACGAAAACGCCTGCGAATTTGAATGGGAATGCATGACGGGAAGATAAACCTTCCTCACTCTTTCCAAACAGCCCCTGATTCAAGGGGGCTGTGGCTCGTGCCGAAGAAATATAGTACACAAAATACAGCTGTTATGTTTGTGCAGTATATTTCTCCGATATGACTTGCTATACTTGAAATTGTATGGTAATATACATCATGCCAAGAGGCAAAAACAACGAAAACAGGAGGAAAAAACAATGTGGACAGAAGGAACGATTCGGGTTGGAGCAAGCGTATTTCACTACTGGACTGGGTGAAACACTATGAGGAGCCTTCCATTTACGGCTACGAGGAAGGCAGAGCCTCGAAAATCTCCCTGCGGCGGAATGGCAAAACGGTGTTCAATTTTGACCGGGGCATGGATATTCCGCCGGAGGATGAAGAAACCGAAACTGCACTGGCGATCCTGCTGAAACAGTACAACTGATTTTTCCAAAACCGAATCCCACAAGCCGGAGCCGAAAGGCTCTGGCGGTCGTACCGGAAAAATTTCTATTGGTGTATCTTACACAAGAAAACGGCGAAATTTCTACGTTTTTTCTGTCTGTTTAGCCGCTTGCTATCCTTGCTTTTGTATGGTAATATGGTTACAATGGGAATGGAATCTCGATTACAAAACTGCCCCTTGAGGGCGTTAAAATAAATGATACAGACTTGCTTTTTGGCAGGTTTTTTTTGTTGAGGGAGGTGATGCAATGGCAAGATTTAAACCGACACGCTTTATGGCGGATGATTCCAAATACAATAAAAAAGCGGCAGATTATGCTGTTTCCTTTATCGAATGCCTGTGTCATACCAAAGGCACATGGGCAGGAAAAAAGTTTGAATTGCTGGACTGGCAGGAACAAATTATCCGTGACCTGTTCGGCATTCTGAAACCGAACGGCTATCGGCAATTCAACACTGCCTACATTGAAATTCCGAAGAAAAATGGTAAGTCGGAACTTGCCGCCGCTGTTGCACTTTTGCTTACCTGTGGCGACGGTGAGGAAAGAGCTGAAGTTTACGGTTGTGCCGCCGACCGTCAACAGGCTGCCATTGTATTTGATGTGGCGGCGGATATGGTGCGGATGTGCCCTGCCCTTTCCAAGCGAGTGAAGATTCTGACCTCACAAAAGCGTATTGTATACACACCAACAAACAGCTTTTATCAGGTACTTTCCGCCGAAGCTTATTCCAAACATGGCTTCAACATCCATGGGGTCGTGTTCGATGAACTTCACACGCAGCCGAACCGAAAGCTGTTTGATGTCATGACCAAAGGTTCCGGTGATGCCAGAATGCAGCCTTTGTATTTCCTGATTACCACAGCCGGAACGGATACCAATAGCATCTGCTATGAGGTACATCAAAAGGCAAAGGACATTCTGGAAGGCAGAAAGCACGATCCGACTTTCTATCCGGTCATTTATGGAGCAGATGAATCGGAGGACTGGACTGACCCGAAGGTTTGGAAAAAAGCAAACCCAAGTCTGGATAAGACCATCGGCATGGATAAGGTGGTGGCTGCGTGTAACTCTGCAAAGGAAACACCGGGCGAGGAAAATGCGTTTCGGCAACTGCGTTTGAATCAGTGGGTAAAACAGGCAATACGTTGGATGCCGATGGAGAAGTGGGACAAATGCAAGGTGGATTTTGATGAATCTGAACTGGAAGGAAGAATCTGCTACGGCGGTCTTGACCTTTCCAGTACAACAGATATTACAGCTTTCGTGCTTGTCTTTCCACCCACTGAAGATGATGAGCATTATTACATTTTGCCTTATTTCTGGCTACCTAAGGAAACACTGCCCCTCAGAGTAAGGCGTGACCATGTTCCATATGATGTATGGGAACGGCAAGGCTATCTGAAAACCACTGAGGGAAATGTTGTCCATTATGGTTTTATTGAAAATTTCATTGATGAACTGGGACAGAAATTCCACATCAAAGAGATTGCTTTCGACCGTTGGGGTGCAGTGCAGATGTCACAGAACCTTGAGGGACTTGGCTTCACGATGGTGCAATTCGGACAAGGATATAAAGATATGTCACCACCGACCAAAGAACTGATGAAACTGACCTTGGAAGAGACGCTTGCACACAACGGACATCCTGTTTTGAGGTGGATGATGGACAATATCTTCATTCGCCGTGACCCTGCCGGAAACATCAAACCGGACAAAGAAAAATCCACAGAGAAGATTGACGGTGCGGTTGCCATGATTATGGCTCTTGACCGTGCAATTCGCTGTGGATGTGTGTCTGATGAGTCTGTTTATGATTCGAGGGAAATGCTGATTTTGTAGATCTTAAACTGCCTGTGCAGTTAAAGTGAGTCCGAGAGGCTTCATGATTTTCACCAGAGTCTCAAGATTCGGAACAGTTTTGCAGGATTCAATTCTTGCAATCGAGGATTGCGGGATATGGCACATTTCAGCAAGCTGTCTCTGGGAATATCCCAAAGCATTCCGCTGTTCAATGACCGCAGAGATAATGGCTGCAATTGCTTCCATTTCTTCTATGTCTGCTTTTCCCTGAGGGCTGGTTGCTTTTACGTGTTCTTTGTAATCATTCCATGTTCTCATAAATCATGACCCCTTTCTGGATAGATAATCGTCACGTTCTGATTTTGCTTTTTCAATTTCACGCTGCGGTGTCTTTTGTGTTTTCTTTCTGAAATGATGCAGCAACACAAAAGTATCATTGCAGTAGTAGAAATAAAAAACTCTGTTGTTTCCAGGTCTTAACTCCCAGATATCTTCTTCAATATGTTTTGTAATGTTGTTTGGCAGCCGAGTCCCATTGTTTTGAAGCAGCTGAATGTGAAGCATCAACTGGTTATATTGGATTCTTGCGTCCTTGCTTTTTTCCGATTTTTCTCGCAATTCTTCAAGAAAATCCCAGACGTCAGATTCACCGTTTTCTTTTTCATAAAATTCAATCTCGTACATTGTATAATCTCCATCGATTTTACTTCTATTCTTATGATAGCATAAATGCTATCAAATGTCAATAGAAAAATGAAAAATAACAGGAGGATTTTTTATATGAGTATTTTCAGCGGGTTATTCAAATCCAGAGATAAGCCTCAAAACAGCTATGACAGCCCGTCATACACATACTTTTTCGGACGAGCGAACAGCGGCAAACGTGTCACAGACAGAACAGCCCTGCAGCATATTGTGGTTTATGCCTGTGTGCGTGTGCTGTCAGAAGCGATTGCACAGCTGCCGCTTCATGTGTACAAATACAACGATAGCGGAAAAGAGCGAGTGCCACAGCATCCGCTCTATTTTTTGCTCCACGATCAGCCAAATCCGGAAATGACATCTTTCGTATTCCGAGAAACCTTGATGTCCCATCTTCTGATTTACGGCAATGCCTATGCACAGATCATCCGAAACGGCAGAGGCGATGTTATCGGACTGTATCCTTTGATGCCTGACAAGATGAAAGTTGACCGTGATGAAAAAAACCGCCTGATATACATTTACAGCCGTTACGATGAGGCAAATCCGAATTTGAAAGAACAAGGTGACATCGTTCTTTATGCTGATGAAGTCCTACACATTCCGGGTTTAGGATTTGATGGTGTGCGCCCAGATAGGGCATAGTGAGAAGTAGAAAGATGGTACTACCATGCAAGACAACGTATGAAATAACCTGTTTTATCGGAAGATGAAAATCGACCGGGAGTATAGCATAACAGGAAAGCGGTAAGTTGATTAAAGATAATTTATCACGACTGAACTGCAACATTAAGTGAATATGAGGATAAACCTGTGTTTGGTTAAGGCAAGTTTCAAGTTTCGGTTAATCCACGACAAGGGAAAGTATCTGACACCTTTGACATGAGTATGAATGGATAAAGCCGTCGTTCATTTAGTTGTCAATAAACTCATGTAACCCGCAGGAGAACCTGTGGTAAAGAAACGAAAGCATATCCGACAATTCACATACCAACTCATTATGTTAACTGGGGATTGCCTAAAACGGAACGCCAAATGGCTATGTGTAATGCCGAAAGGTGATAAATTCTAAGTGTAAAAAGCAAGGAAGATGACACTGAATATCCGTAAAGGCAACGGAGCGTTCGTAGTAGTCCGAGAGAGTTAATGGCTCTTGCATGGCGAAGGAACGCAGTTGTTATGTACTAAAATGAAAAGAAGTTAGGGAGGAATACCTCAATGACACCAACGATTGAAATTTTAGAAAGAGTAAACAGAAACTCACAAAAAAATAAGGATGAAGTGTTTACAAAATTATACAGATATATGCTTCGTCCAGATATTTACTATGTAGCCTATAAAAATCTATATGCCAATAGTGGAGCATCAACAAGAGGTGTGGACAATGACACGGCTGACGGTTTCGGTGAAAAAAAGATAATGAAAATTATCAATATGCTGCAAACCGAAAGCTATGAGCCGAGTCCGTCAAGACGTGCGTATGTGAATAAAGCAAACGGGAAAAAGCGTCCATTAGGCATACCCACCTTTACCGATAAACTTGTACAGGAAGTTTTGAGAATGATTCTGCAAGCAGTTTATGAGCCTGTTTTTCTGGACTGTTCTCACGGTTTCAGACCGAACAGAAGTTGTCACACCGCTTTGAAATCTATAACAAAAGGTTTCAATGGCATACGTTGGTTTGTAGAGGGAGATATAAAAGGCTGCTTTGATAATATCAATCATGTAAAATTGGTTGAGATTATCAACAGAAAAATCAAGGATGCAAGGTTGATTAAACTGATATGGAAGTTTCTGAAAGCAGGATATATGGAAGATTGGAAGTATAACGCAACCTACAGCGGAACTCCACAGGGCGGAATTGTTTCACCGATATTTGCCAATATATATCTGCATGAGCTTGATAAGTTTGTGACCGAACTTGCAAATGAGTTCAACTGCAAGGGAAAGAATTACGCAAGCAAAGAATATGAAGCAGTCAGACACCAGATGAGAAAGTTAAATCCGCTGATTGAACAAGCGGAGGGCGAGGAAAGGGAACTGCTGATAAAGCAGAAAAAAGCAATTCGTTCAAGATTGCTGAAAATCCCCTATAAAGCACAGATTGATAAAAAAATTAAATATGTGCGATATGCTGATGATTTTCTTATCGGAATAAACGGCAGTAAAGAGGACTGCCAGACAATAAAGCAAAGACTGTCAGAATTTATTTGTAATGAGCTCAAAATGGAACTTTCAGAAGAAAAAACCTTGATTACACACAGCAGCAACTATGCAAGATTTTTAGGCTATGATGTGAGAGTACGACGGAATAATGACGTTCGCAAAGCAGGAAATACAACACAGCGAACGTTAAGTCAAACGGCAGAGTTAGCTATTCCGCTGAATGATAAGATTATGAGATTCTTATTTGATAAGAAAGTAATCAATCAAAGTAAGAATGGAGAAATCAAGCCTTGGACACGTCTGGCTCTTACAAGATGCAGTGACCTTGAAATTGTCACAGCTTACAACGCAGAATTAAGGGGAATATGCAACTATTACTCATTGGCAAGCAATTTTGGAAAATTGAACTATTTTGCGTATCTGATGGAATATAGCTGCCTGAAAACCCTTGCTTGTAAGCACAAGACAACAATTGCAAAAATCATAAGGAGAAATAAGGACGGAAAAGGAAAGTGGCGTATCGCCTATAAAAACAAAAAAGGTGACTGCTATTGCTATTTTGCTAATTTTAGTGAATGTAAAGAATCAAGTTTTTCAATAGATGCCATTGATACAACAGCAATGAAACACACAAGAACCAAAACCGTCTTTGAACAAAGGTTAGCTGCGAAAGTCTGTGAATTATGTGGATGCACCGATGCGGAACACTATGATATTCATCATGTCCACAAAGTAAAAGACCTGAAAGGGAAAGAATTTTGGGAACAGGTGATGATTGCCAAAAGGCGAAAAACAATAGTTGTTTGCGAGGAGTGCCATAAAAAAATTCACAGCAAAAGAGTTTCTAATACCAAATAACAATGGAAAGCCGTGTACATCGAGAGGTGTAAGCACGGTTTGGGGAGAGGGATAAGTAAACCTACAATAGAAATATTGCAAGGCGACTTTTCCCTACTCTACTTGGTGGGATATTCTCCCATTGCTCTTGCAAAGAATGCAATCGGCATTTCCCTTGCCTGTGAAGACTATGGTTCTACCTTTTTCGCCAACGGAGCCAGTCCATCTGGTGTGTTGGAGCATCCGGGAGTCATCAAAAATCCAGAGCGTGTGCGGGATGCTTGGCAGCGTGCCTATGGTGGTTCCAACTCGCATCATACCGCAATTTTGGAAGAGGGCATGAAATACACGCCTATTTCCATCCCCAACAATGAAGCACAGTTTCTGGAAACCAGAAAGTTTCAGGTAGAGGAAATTGCCCGGTTGTATCGAGTGCCGCTTCATATGATCGGCGATCTTGACCATGCCACATTCAGTAACGTGGAACATCTATCATTGGATTTCGTGAAATACAGTCTTGACCCGTGGATTGTTCGATGGGAGCAAGGCATGATGAAAGATCTGCTTTCCGATTCAGAGAAAGGCAAATACTTCATCAAATTCAATGTAGAGGGGCTTTTGCGTGGTGACTACGCTTCCAGAATGCAGGGCTATGCTACCGCCAGACAGAACGGCTGGATGTCCACCAATGACATTCGGGAACTGGAGGATATGAATCTGGTGCCGGAAGAACAGGGCGGAAATCTGTATCTCGTAAACGGTAGCTTCACCAAACTTGCTGATGCAGGTGCATTTGCAAAGAAAAATGAAAAGGAGGAAACGACCCATGAAGAATAATCGTTTCTGGAACTGGGTACGCAACGAAGAAACCGGTGCATCGGAGATGTATTTGTACGGTGCGATTGCGGAGAGTACATGGTTTGAAAATGACATCACCCCTGCCATGTTCCGCTCGGAACTGCAAAAACACAGCGGTGATGTGACCGTCTTTATCAACTCGCCGGGCGGCGATGTGTTTGCCGCTAGTCAGATCTATACCATGCTCCGAAACCATCCGGGCAAGGTCACGGTCAAGATTGACGGCATTGCCGCTTCTGCGGCTTCCGTGGTGGCGATGGCTGGAGAAGAAACCTTGATTTCACCGACCGGAATGCTGATGTGCCACAATCCGATGACCTGTGCCATGGGCAACAAGGCAGATATGGAGAAAGCAATCGCACTTCTGGATGAAGTCAAGGAATCCATTATCAATGCTTATGCAGAAAAATCGCATCTCAGCCGCAATAAGATCGCAAGGCTGATGGATGAAGAAACGTGGATGAATGCAGAAAAAGCATTGCAGCTGGGATTTGTAGACGGCATTCTCTTTTCTAAAAAGAATCCGTTTGTTCCAGAAGAAAAACCAGAAAAAACAGATCCAGATGAAAAAAAGAAAGAAAGCACAGCATCCATGCTGTACACACCATCCAAAACGCTGGATTCTTTTCTGCAGAAGATTTCTGCAACTGCATCCAAAGGCACGCCGATCAACCAATTGGACAAGCGGCTGGAGCTTTTGAAATATTAAAAATACAGGAGGACTGATACTATGACAATTCAGGAACTGAGAGAAAAAAGAAGCAAGGCATGGGATACTGCCCGTGACTTTTTGGATTCCAAGCGAAATGAAAGCGGTCTGCTTTCGGAAGAGGACAGCAAGACATACGATGCCATGGAGCAGCAGATCGTGGCATACGGCAAGGAAATCCAGCGGCTGGAACGACAGGCTCAGATTGAAGCGGAGATGAACAAGCCCACTTCTACGCCGATTCAGAACAAGCCGAACGCATCCACTCACAGTGATACCAAGACCGGCATTGCATCGGATGCATATCGTACTGCTTTCTGGAACAACATCCGCAACCGCAATTTTTACGATGTCCGAAACGACCTGCAGGTTGGTACAGATACTGAGGGTGGCTATCTTGTTCCAGATGAGTTTGTGCGCCTGTAAAAGGCGATGTTTACAGTAGATTAGGCTCTACACCGCACAGCAGAGCGGTTGTCAATCTGCCTAACCGATGACAGGAAACTGGAC